TCCGCGTGATATGCCGAGCCGGATCGGCAACATCGCTCTGGCGGCTATCATGGAGAATGGAGCCCCGTCGATGAACGTCCCGCCTCGACCGTTTATGAAGCCAGGGATGGATCTGGTAAAGGGCGACGCGCGAGTGATGATGAAGGAAGCGGCTGAAGCTCTCTACAGGAAAGACAAAGGCGCGGCCCGCAATGTGTTGGAGGAGCTCGGCAGAAATTCGGTGGCTTCCATGCGGGGAGTGATCGAGTCCAGCCCACCACCGCCCCTCGACCCAGGTTCGGTCAAACGGCGCAAGCGGAAAGGTGTGATGGACACTAGCACGCTGGACGAGTCGGGCCAACTGAAAGAGTCAATCACCTTCGAGGTTCGGGGTTTGTGATATGCCTACGATGGATGTCACCGCTGCTCTATCCAATCCGCTGTTCTACACCAAGTTCGATGTATTCCGTTACGACCAGGAGCTGGTTGACGGCGTGACTCACATATCTAACCCGAAGGAATTTCGCGGTGTCATGGGCGTGGTCACTGCCATCCGGGGCCGGGAGCTCGAGCGGTTCCCGGAAGAGGAGAGACTCTCGGGCGCGATCCAGATCTATACCAAGTTCCGGCTGACGGGAGGAAAAGGGGCGACATCGGCGGACGAGGTTGAGTGGCCGGTCAACTCCGGTGTCTACTACATCGTCATCCAGGTGGATGACTGGTCACAGTTCGGTCGCGGTTTCGTGCAAGCGATCTGCACTCTTGGGCAACTCAATCCTCCGAGGTAACGATGACTCGTGGCGTTCCCATCAATCCTCCTCCACCGCCGCCCACACCTCCGCCATGGGATCAGTGGACGCAACCCGACAGCCGGGTGTTCGGATACGTCCAGCCGACTCCAGACAGCCCGCCATACCTCGAGGACTACGACCTCGAGCATTTTCTGCAACAGATGGTGTTCGGCATCACCGGTCTGCCGACTAACATGGTGCGGCCGCGGTGGCAGGAACTGCCTCCCAAGTCACCGGAGCGGACCGTCGACTGGTGCGCCATCGGCATCCAGGAGGAGACGCCTGACGACAACGCCGCGTTCATCCACCACGGCTACTCGACGCAGAACCAGTTGGGATACGACGAGATGCAGCGGCACGAGGAGCTGCACATTCTGGCGTCGTTCTACGGCCCACACTGCCGAGGCAACGCCCACCTGCTGCGAGACGGGTTGTCGGTGGCTCAGAACCGCGACGCCATGATGATCAACGGCATGGGGTTTGTAGCTTCGGGATCGGTTCGCCAGGCACCCGAGCTGGTCAACATGGCATGGCGGCGGCGATACGACTTCGACTTCACCATTCGCCATGTGGCGGTGCGCTACTATCCGATACGCAACCTTCTCACGGCACATGGTCTCATCTGGAGGGATCCTCCTGGGGACTCCGAGAATTGGCGGACGCAGCCTTATCCCGAGCCGCGTCAATTGAAACTACCACTGGAAGGAGAAGGCAATGGTCAAGGGTCTTGATGTCAGCGATGTCGTAAACGTCCAGGTCGTCCTGCAGCCCCTGGCCGCGCCGCTGCGCAACTTCGGCACGTTGATGATCCTCGGATCTTCCCCGATCATCGACACTAACGAGAGATATCGGCAGTATTCCAACCTCACTGAGGTGGAGGACGATTTCGGCACGATGATGCCTGAGTCGCTGGCTGCCGATTTATTCTTTTCGCAGTCGCCGCAACCGAGTATCTTGTATATCGGTCGATGGGCGCAGAACCCGACATCGGGTGTTCTGCACGGGGCCATTCAGACACCGCCGCAGCAGTCGATCCAGAACTGGATATCTATCGCCAACGGCGCGATGAATATCTCCATCGACGGCGTGCCGATTGCTATCCAGGGATTGAACTTCAACGCCATCACTAATCTCAACGGGGTGGCATCGATCATTCAGACGGCTATCCGCGCCGCTCCTCAGGGGGGCCCTGGCATCAGTGGGGCGACGGTGCAGTGGGATCCTTTCAATGATCGTTTCGACATCATGTCTGGGTCGAATGGTGAGAACTCGTCGATCAGTTGGGCGCGGCCTCCGACGGCACGAGGGGACATCTTCTTCCCGGCCAATCCCAGCGATGGCGACGACATCACCCTCAACGGATCAGTGATCTCATTTGTCGCCGGGCCTCCTCAGAATGCCAGCGAGGTTGGCATCGGTCCCGATTTGGAGACCACTCTGTCGAACCTCATGTCGGTGCTCCAGTCCAGCACAGATCCCAACGTCATGCAATTTGCCTTCTGGACCAATGGCGTTGACACCTTGTATCTCGAAGCGGCTACACCGGGGGCTGGCGGATCAGCATTGACCATCGATGCGTCGGCGGCTAACGCATCCGCTGCAACCTTGTTGGGCGGCACAGGCACCGATATTTCGGCGGTGGCATTCCTCACTCAGGCAAGCGGCGCTCCGCCGCCGGTCAACGGCGTCCTCGCCGAAACGCTACCTGAGGCTGTGGCCACGTTCGCTGACATATCGGGTGACTGGTATGGCCTGATGTATGCGGTGACCACACCTCCTCCGATTGCCGACATCATTCTCGCCGCCGAGCAGATCGAGGGATACGATACGTCTCGGATATTCGGCATCACATACCAGAATACCGACGTCTTGGATGGGGCCATCTCGTCGGATCTGCCGTCACAGCTCCAGGCCCTCGATCTCAAACGGACGTTCACCTTCTACTCGCAGTCGTCACCTTACGCCGTGGCATCGGCGTTCGGCAGAGCCTTCACCGTCAACTTCGAAGGGTCGAATACCACCATCACCCTCAAGTTCAAGCAGGAGCCGGGCATCGTGCCCGAGACGCTGACCGAGTCTTGGGCGGCGACGTTGAAGGCCAAGAACTGCAACGTATACGTCAGATACAATAACGCCACCGCCATCATCCAGGAAGGCGTGATGGCCAACGGATACTTCTTCGATGAGGTGCATGGCACCGATTGGCTGCAGAACCGGGTGCAGACTGACGTGTATAATCTGTTGTATCAGTCGACCACCAAGATCCCGCAGACGGACTCCGGCACGCACCAGATTGTCAACGTCATCGAGGCGGCTTGCGTGCAGGGAGTGACCAACGGCCTGATCGCTCCGGGGGTGTGGACGGCTGGGGGCTTCGGTCAACTGTCGATGGGCGACACGTTGACCAAAGGCTTCTATGTGTATGCCCCGCCTGTGGCGACTCAGGACCAGGCGGATCGCGAAGCGCGCAAGTCGGTGCTCATCCAAGTTGCCGCCAAGCTGGCGGGGGCCATCCACTTCGTCGGAGTCATTATCAACGTCAATAGGTAAAGGAGGTCATCTATGTCTCAGTATGTCTATTCGTTCCTGGACATCCTGGGGGCGGTCACCGGCCCTGGCATGTCGTTCTCTATCGGCATGGACGAGGGGATCGCCGAGGAGGGCATCACCATCGCCATGGACGAGAACAAGAACACCAAGACCATGGGCGCGGATGGATCGGGCATGCATTCGCTGCACGCGGGAAAGGGAGGGTCGGTCACCATCCGCACCCTCAAGACTTCTCCGCTCAATTATATGCTGGATCAGGCATACAACTTCCAGACGACATCGTCTGCGAACCATGGACAGAATATCATCTCGATCCGCGACGTGGCTCGGGGTGACTCGTTCACCGCCCAGCAATGCGCGTTCCGTAAGTTGCCAGACAATATCAATGCCAAGGATGGCGGCACTATGGAATGGGTCTTCGATGCTATCATCGTCGACATGCTCCTGGGCAATGGCACACCTGCGGTCACGTGAGGTGAGCCATGGAGTTCGAGGTCAATGGCCGGAATTACCGGTCCGCCAGGATGGATGCGATGACTCAGTTCAACGTCATCCGTCGACTTGCTCCGATCATGGAGCCATTGGGTCAATACATCAAGGAGAACTCTAAGGTCGTTCCCAAACTGAATGGGGATGGTAGTCTCGATACAACGGCGACTAACCAAGAAGCGGTGGTCAACGCCATGCCGATCATCAAGGCCATCGCCGAGTTGCCCGAGGAGACAACCGACTACGTCATCGCGACGTGCATGAACCTGGTGAAGAGGGACGAGGGCCAGGGTCGCGGATGGGCTCCGGTGTGGAATGCTCGGGCGAACCGTCCCCAGATGGAAGACATCGACATGGGGTCCATGCTGCAAATCGTCATCAATGTTCTTGGAGGGTCATTCGGACCTTTTTTTCCAGAGAGAAACTGGTCATCAGAAACCAGACCCGACGGTCTATCGACTTTGAACCAGTGAGATTACCCGAGGATCTCGACTACATGATGGGGCCGGTCGACGCTGGCATGTGCAAGTTCGAGAGTCTCATCGATGGCACGTTGGACCTGTCGCACGTCGATCTGATGAACGATACTCTCCGGGCCAAGTCCGAGAATGAGACCAGGGCACACGAAGCAATGCGTCGCAAGATGGAGAAGAAATAGTGGCCGACGAAGTCCTTAAAAGATTTCTCGTTGAACTCGTCTACAAGATGGACCAGAATACCTGGAACCAGTTCAATCAGACGATCAACAATACCACTGTTCACATCAACCAGTTTAATCAGACCATCAATGTCCTATCTAATAGGATGGCGGTATTCATGGGCGGCGGAGGCGGCGGGGCTGGTGGAGGCGGAGGCGGTGGTGGGGCCGGTAGCTCCAACTGGGGCCTCATCATGCAACTGCCCGGCATGTCTGGCATCGCCGGATCGGTCGGTCTGATACGCACCGGCGGGGTGATGGGCGCTCTAGTGGGGGGCCTCCAGATACTCGGCAACGTCCTCGGGTTCGTGGCCAGGGAAGGTATCAAGACATCTCAAATGATGGTCGGTCTTCACTGGGCCGCTGTGCGCGTTGGTTCTAGCATCGGGTCTTTGTATGGAGCCGGTGTTCTGAGTCAGATGATGGGCGGGGTGCCATACCAAGAGAGTGCTATGACTATGGGAACTCAACTGCGCATGTATCCATCCCTGGCGCGCACTATCCGGGCTCGGTTCCCCGATCTCGCGAGGCAATATCTGCCGGGAGATGACCCGAGCAAATGGGACATCAACAAGCTCCAGATAGGTATGGCAGAGAGGATCTCTCGGACATCTTCATCGTTTGCCGCCGGGGTATCTCAAGCTGGAGTGTTCGGTATATCACCGGACGTCTATGCTATCGGATCGACCCCCGAGGGACAAAAGAGCGAACAACAGAAACTCAAGCAGATCGAGGAGATTAACAAGAGGACCGGATGGGATCCTACAGCGGCGGCGGCTGCTGCCGATAAGCTCAATACGGCGTTGATCGAATTGCAGAAGACTTTTGAGATCGAGTTCATGAATATGACTACAGAGTTCATTGGTTATCTGACTGATCATAAGACCGATATAGAGGATGCATTCAAGGCGATCATAGGTGGAGTCGAGAAAGCGATTGAGCTGGGTAAGATGATCGGCGCCCAGAAAGAGCCAGAATTCTTGAAACCCGATCCAAAGAAATCGATATGGGATCGGATCTTGGATTTCGGGAAATATATGCTCTTCCAAGATAACCCTGATGCCAAGAAGGACACTGAAGGTAAGGTTGATGAGAAGAAGAACACCGACGCTACCCAGAAGCAGACCGACGCCACCGACAAGAACACCGATGCATTGAACAAGATTGTCGAGGCTGGAACAACATTTACGGCTCTCGAGTCCGGCGGCATCAGCGGACTTCCTGCATGGGGGAGCAAGGGAGGAACTGTCGCCGCCGGTCGCGGTGGCCGAGGGGGTATCGGTGGCGATGGAGGCGGTGGTGGCGGCATGATCACCACTGAAGAGTGGAAGAAGGCCAGCTCACACGCGGGGGCATTGACGGCCCTGTATAAGGCAGAAGCCATCAAGGCGGCGGGCGGCGACAACGAAGAGGCACGACGCATCTTCATGACCATGCAAGGCATCCGGGCCGGTGAAAGCGGCCACGGCTCCAAGTATGATTACAACCCTCATGATCCCAGCGGAGGTGCATGGGGGCCTTTCCAGATGGTCGGGGGCGGGCGGATGGGCACACAGTTTGAGAAGGCTCACCCAGGGATGAGCATCAGAGACCCGAGCACCATCCCTGCCCAGACAGCTTATGTAGCTAAGTGGATACATGAGCATCCACACGCTAATATCCATAGCACATGGTTCGGTTATAGAGGACAGATGAAAGGCGATCCTCGATGGGGTGAAAGTGGGTATCGTCCGACGGGAGAGCCCATAGGCACGGCAGGATCGTCAACAGCGCACCATACCGACAACAGCGATCACAGCATCAGCCATCCGGTGACGATCAACGTCACAGGCTTCGACGATCCCAAGGCGGCGGGTAAGATGATCGCCAGTTCGCTCGACGACACGCAGCAGCGCATGGTGCGCAACTTCAGGACCAAGATCGCATGAGCCAGAATTACATGCGGTATTGCCAGCTGATCGTGGCCGGTCAGAGTGAGGCCATCGATCTGTCGGCTATGCGCATCCGTTTCAGCATCCACCACGCCACTAACGCCATCCCCAAGTGGATAGAGGCTCGCGTGTATAACCTGTCGAAGCAGACGGCCGAGAAGGTCAAGGGGATGGCGGAACTCGGGTTCATCCAGCTCGACGCCGGATACATAGGCAATCATGGCGTCATCTTCCAAGGCAACATCAAATACGTCAATCTTGGTCGAGAGAGCCCCACCGACACATATTGCGACATCTTCGCCGGTGACGGAGATGTGGCATTCAACTTCGCCACCGTCAGCAAGACGTTCGCGGCGGGATCGACGCCACAGGATCATTACAACGAGATCCTCAACCAGTACGGCAAGTTCGGCGTCACTAAAGGATTGACATCGTTCGTCGACTTGTCTCAACCCAAGTATCCGCGCGCCGTCACCTTGCAGGGAATGGCCACGCATGCCCTCAACACTTTGGCCTCCAGCAAGAATGCTCTGGCATACGTCGACATGGGAAAGCTTCATATCGTCGACAAGGGACACAGCCCACAGGTATCGGCCACCGTTCTAAACTCGGCCACCGGCCTGATCGGCATGCCGCAGGAGACGGTCAACGGCATCATCGTCACCGCCCTCATCGGTCCCCAGTTCAGCATTAATACTCGGTTGCAGATTGATCAGAAAGACATCAATCCATCAGATCCGGTGTGGGGCACAGGGGGCGACTACTCGTTCATCGAGGCAGACTTCCAGCAGCGCATTGCCGCTCTCGACACCGCTGATGGCATATATCGGGTTCTCGCTATCGACTGGGAGGGTGATACGCGCGGCGTGCCTTGGTATGTCACCATGATCACTATCGGAGAGAAAGGCGATCAAAACTACATTCTCAAATCGACCGGCATCAAGGATCCGGCTCTGGCTGAGGGCCCAGCGAACTCCACTCCGTCTATTCCCCCCGGAAGTAGTCCGGGTCAGGGTAGCCCAGCCAAGTTCAGTTATTGACCATGGCTAACGAACTCGTGCCGGTGCGCAGCACCATCCCCGTTCCCTATGACGTGCCTGGCCAGTTGCCGCCTGCCGGGGGTTACGGCCCACCCGCTTCTAATCCGGCTAACCCGTCTGGTAATCTGACTCAGTCTAGCTACGGTCCGACTATCGGTGATGTCACTGCATCATACGCGATGATCTCGACCGGCGCTCGATACATCGGCACCATTATTCCTGACGTGTCGGTCGAGGAGATCCACACTGATACTATACGCATCACCGATCACCCTGTGGAGACGGGAGCGGCGATCACCGATCACGCGTTCCATCTTCCTTACGAAGTTCAGATGCGCATTGGGTTCTCAGACTCGACGCACCAGACCGAGGGCTTCGTCAAGATGATTTATCAGACGATGGTCGCCCTGCAGCAAGGTCGTCAACCGCTGAACGTATCGACAGGCAAGCGACTGTATCAGAACATGCTGATCCAGTCGATGGCGGTGACTACGGACGTGACCAGCGAATACGCATTGAACATGACTGTCAACCTG